TGTGTATGTTGATGCCATAAATTATCTCCTATGCAGCGTCACTATAACTTGTATTTGATCCAGTTGCAACATCCGAATATGTATCATTCGATCCTGTCGAAACGTCACTATAAGACGTATTAGAACCAGTGTCAACATCTCCGTATGCAAAGATATTAACTGTTCCTATGTTAAATGTAGCAGATTGACCAGTTAATCCTACCTGCATATCTACTGGTGATATAGTTCCTACACTAGCACTAAATGATTGTCCTGTTAGACCCATTGCTACGTCTGCTACTGTTAAAGATCCAACACTCGCTGTTGCTGATTGACCAGTTGGTTGAGCGACTGCACCACCTAAACCTACTAAAGAACCTAGTTGAGCTTCAAATGATACACCAGATAACTGTGCTGTAGCGTTTGGTATTGTAACGCTACCTAAACTAGATGTTATCGATTGACCTGTTAATTGTGCTTCTTGTGAAGATATCCCTGCAGCTGTACCTTGTGATAAGGTCATTGACTGACCTGAAACTATTACAGTTTGATTCGGTGCTTTTGCTGTTCCTTGTGATACAGTTATTGACTGACCAGTTAAACCAATGGTCAAATCTGCAGGTGTTATTGCACCAACAGAAGTTGTTATTGCACTTGATGTTAAACCTTGTGTTTGATCTCTTGGAGTTATTGATCCAACAGAAAAAGATGCAGATATGCCTGATACAACTACAGGATTAAAAGCTGTACCTTGTGATACTGTAATAGATTGTCCTGTTGGTGTAATTATAACATCGGGTATGTCAACAGAGCCAACACTAGATGTTATTGAAAGACCAGATGGTTGAGCAACGGCATCTTTTAATTCACCCCACTCATCTTCACCCCAAGATTTTGCACCCCAACCTGTTTTTAAAGTTGTATCAGCGTTCCAATAAGCTTGGCCCCAGGAAAACCTGCCCCATCCTGAACTTACCGACATGGTCGGCCTCCTATGCTAATCTGATTATCGCGTTACTTGCGTCTGCTGCAGGAAACTCAATTTTAAAAGTTCCATTACTTGCTGTCTTGTCACCACCAAAAGCTATAACTGCAACAGCATTAGTTGTTCCTGAACCACCATCTGTTGTTGTGTTATAAATTAAAGCTCCGTTTGCAGTGAAAGAAGCTGATGTATAGGTTACATCATCGAAGTCCGTAAATGCAGTTGTTGAAGATAATGATACACCATTATTTGATAAAGTTGCACCACCTGCAGAATATGCAGATCCTGATGTATTAGATATTTCGTTTGTAGTAGCGTAACCAGTTGTGCCTGCACCTAAAGTTGCAGAGCTAGTAAATAATGCTATTTTAAAAGTATGCCCACCTGAAGACTCAAAGCTGTGCTTACCTTGTAAAAGTTCTTGTTTAAAACTAGAACATATTGCCGATGTTATTGCCATAATTTAATCTCCTATGGGTTTGCCGAGTTTATTGGTATTCTAACTGCTCCATCTGTGTAGTCGTCTCTTCTTCTTCTACCAATTTGCTCACTAGCAAACTTCTGTACCTCTTGTTTATATTTATTTTCATATAAAGTCAACATATCCATTGGGCCTTTTAGAAAACCATATGTTTCTGCTAAACAACAATATAACAGTCCATTTGGAAAATTAAGACTAATATAGTTACTTTGATTGCCAGACTCTAAAGTGTCTGGTACTTTATTAAAATGCACTCTAAACCTATATGTAGTATTTGGTGTAGGAGCTACAAATATTCTACCTGATGTAGTGTCTGTATTACCAGTTGCACCACCAAACATGGCGTAATATTTAGGTTGACCTTGAGCTGCGGAGGTTCCTGTCACATCCTGATATTCTTGAAGATAGGTCATATCTTTTTTCTCTAGCCATCTATTAGCTCCCGTAATGGCTGATCCATTAGTATCGTAAACTTGTATACCTCTAACAAATAAACATCCAGCAGGTGCATTTATAGATTCTTGACCTGCCACAAAATTACCTAGTTGTTGTTTTTTATCTGCATCAATAGGCACATCTCTCATTATTCTATATTGTGAATTAAGAATTATATTTTCTAAAATATCTGTTGTTAAAACATTAGAATCTACTTCCGTATAATTTCTAATTTGTGTAATTAATGTATCATAAGTTATTCCTGCCATTATGCTACTATCTCCTGACAAGCTAGACAGCTTTTTCTAAATCTTAAATGACTTGGACAATGTTCTGGTTTATAAACTGGAACGTCTGGCTCTGGTGTTTTTAAATATAATTCTGCGTGTTCATCCATGTCTTCTGGACAAGAACATTGTTTTATAAAAAATATTTTACAAAGAAAATTTTTAATTAATTTTATCATGGTGTTATTGTAACAGGTCCTGCTGAAACTGTCACCCCTCCTGACTCCTCTGTTATTGTTGCATTTGTTCCTAAACTAAAAGTATATTTATCAGTTGTGGTTACTGTTATACTAAATCCTGAAGAGTTTTCATAGGTTGAAAAAGGCACGCCCCCAGGGCTTCCGTCTACGTTTCTAAATCTTACAGTATCACTTGTAGACCTACCGTGATTTTTTTCTGTGACAGTAACTGTCTGAGATCCTGAAGTTGTAGAAAAAGGATTGTTTAATAAAAGATTTGGACTAGCAGGTTCTGTTCTACCAGGTCTTACATGCCTTAATGAAATAGCATCTGCACTAGTTGGTTTTGGTTCTAATTGTGGTTGCTTTGGTTCATACTCTGAAGAATGAACAAAAGAACCATTCCATTCTCTTACCATTTCTCTGTAAGGAAATTCCATACCTGATCTATCAGATATTGCTTTTGCATATTTACCTGTTGCGTATTTAGCCATTATGCTCCTGGGTAGTATGCTTTTGGTGTTATGTGTGTACTAGATGCAGAACCATCTTCTGATAAGGCTCTTTGAAATTCATCTTCATACACAAATTTCATCGGTTGCACTAATTGTGGATTATATTTTTGCGCTAAATAATAAGCGAGTCCTGACACCATACAAGGTACAAATCTAAACGGAACATCGGTTGCATTTGTATAGTCACCTACATCTTGTATTCTTTTTATAAAATAAAAGTGCATATCTTTAGACGCATTTGTAGAGTCTGGTGTCGGATAAATATGTATTCTAACTTTATCAATAAATCTTTCTACCCAATATTGATTAGGTGTACCTTTTGATAATTTATTAGAAAAACCTGCATACGTAGATCTATCAACTTTAGTCATTGGACTATCTGATTGATTAGTAGCAGTTCTATTTGATCTTAACTGTGCTTCAAGGACATCGGATATACCAAATACACTGGCAGGGGCTGTGGTAGTAGCGCTCGTACCATCATCACTTGATCTAAAAAAATCGTAGTCTGATTGTCCTTCAATTAAATCTAAATTAGTTTCTCCTATTTCCCAATAGTGAATACCTCTATTACCCCATTCTTGAAATAATATATTTAGAGTTCTTCTTGCAGATTTTAGTTGATAACCAGCAACATTTTGTAAACCAATACGTTCAAAAGCTTCCTCTACTATTTCATCAATAGCAAAAGTTTTATCAAATGTTGTTGTTCCCGAAGTAGTATTAGCCATTTAAACTCCTACGACTCGTAAATTTTAGTCCACTCACAAACGATTGTTCCTGTATCTCCCGCTGTACAAGCTGGTAAAACGACGTTTACATCACCAGTAAATCCACTAGCTTCTGTGTTTTTTAATCCACCAAAACTAGAGTAATCATACTCCATTTCACCCGCTAAAGTTTGGAATACAACGTCTGTTGTTGCATCCCATTGCATTCTGATTGCATCAGCTGGTGCTGTTACAGAAACATTAAAACTAACTTTATTAAGTCTTACAGTTTTGCAAGTTTTACCATTATTTGATGCTAGTGCAGAAACATCAACTATTTTAGTTGTGCTTCCAGAATTATCAGAAACTACGTTGTAGTGAGTGATAAGTTTTTTTGCTCCGTCAAATACAGTTGTATTTAATACTGTGTCTGCCATGTATCCTCCTTTTAAAGAGCGCCTGCATCACCAGGCGCTCCGAGTTATTTATTAACTATCTGCAAAAGGTGTTGCTTCAGTACCTGTACCGATCAACACTGCTTCTACTAAATATACATTATCTTCAAGTGCAGTAATTGTAACTGTGCTACCTTTATCTCCACCTGTAGTTCCACCGTTCATGCTGATAACATCGTTAGATGCTGCTGGTGCAAATGTACTATTAGTTCCATCTGCTACGTTTACAACAGTTGCGTGACCAACAAATTTGTCAGTTCCATCTGTTTTAATATCGCAATCAGTTGAGTCTGTGCCTACAAAAAATTTGTAAACTGCACCTAAGTGGTTATTCACGTTAGGATCGTTGTCTCCAGCTGTTCCGCCTTTGCTATCTGCTTTAATTGTTGGAAGTGTGATTGCACCATCTGCATCATTTACTTTAATAACTTTACCTGCGTGTGCAGCAAAAGTTAAAGTAGTTTCTGCTGTGATGTTTACAATCGAATCAGGCCCTGCAGTAACAAATCCTCTTTGAGATTTTACTGGTCCTGAAAATGTAGTTTGTGCCATAGTATTATCCTCCTAGTTACGTTCATACAGTCTCTAGGCCGTCGACTATACGCGTCTGCATGAACTTATTTGTATAGTGATTAATTTATATAGTAGATTTGAATAGAGCGCAAGAGGGCCTGCAATGTGGATTAAATTTTTCCAACGATGTAGCTTTTTATTAAGTAGCTACAGAAACTTGTGGAGCCGCATCCTCTAGTTTGTTTTGCTCGTGGGCTTTTTTAGCCTCGGCAAGTTTAATATGGCTAATTACTTCTCTGACTCTTCTGTCAATCTTAACCATATTGAGAGTATATCTACCCTCTTTAAGGTGCTCCTGCTCCCACTCTAGATCCAGACCCTTCTTCTTTGTGTATAGGTCGTTTAGATGTGCTTGCATCATTTATAACCTCCTCATAGGTTATTCTATTTATCTTGGGATCGTTCATTTCTCCAAGATACTCCCATTTTATATCAGATTTTCCTAGCCTGTCAACTATGGCATTTTCTATATCTAACGGAAGATCTAGAGACTCTATAACAAAATCAGCATGATACTGATATGCATATATTTGTACTCTAAATTGTCGTGGGTGCATTTTTTCTTTCTATTATTAAAATGAGGCGGGATTATGTCCCGCCTCAAAATATTGGTTATTACGCACCTTCTACACCGAAGATACCTCTAGGGTCAGATACACCAAATGAGTATCTTTCTCTAGCTTTGTATCTTACGTTGCCAGTGTCGAAATCACCTTCCATCGCAGTTGTCAATGGAGCTCTTGTGAACATTTTCATACCATTTGGTACGTCTGTAATGATGTAGAATGCATCAGAGTCAGTTAAGTAATTGTTAACTCTGTATCCTTGCGGAACCATACCCATAGATACGATTGCATTGATATCATTATCAGCTGTTCCAGTTCTACCTTGAGACTTCATAAGTCTCTCAGCTGTAAACTGAAGCTCTGATGGGATAATCATTTTTACCCCTCTCGCTGCGATTCTAAGACCTCTTTCGTCAGTCATTTGAGCAATGTCAATCATTGACTGCTCTAATGATGTTTCGTTAAGATCCGCTTGAGTAGATAAAGTGTTCTTGAAAGAACCCGATATCGTTGTGTGCGAAGTGTTAAACAGAGACACACCATCACCTGACTTAAATGTGTTAGTTGATGGTAGACCATTAATTAATGGCTCTACTGCTTTTACTTGTTTCGCATTGCTCATAGATCTTGCTAAAGCTTTTGTGTATCTAGCAGCAAGTCTATCGTAGAGGTTATCTTCGATAGCTTCTTCTGTGATAGCAAATGCTAAAGCTACGGTCTCGTGAGTGTAACGAGCTGTGAAAGTTTCTTGTGCTTCATCAAAAGAGACTCCGCTACCTTCACCTTTCACTTGTGCGTTTCCGAAACCAGATAACATTACTTCTTCTTCAAAAGCTCTGTCACTGTTTTCGCTAGTATAAATTTCAGCATGCTGATTTTCATACCTTTTATATTCCAGCCCAAATAGTGCATTCAGGCCAGGTTCTAGCTCTTTAACTAGCTGTGATCTTGATATTGCCATAGTCTAATTGCTCCTATTAATTGTGGCCGTTGAACGAATTTAGATTCGATACAACGATTACAGAATGTCTAGCTGCAGTAGCATCCTCATTTTCAGGATCCTCTGCTGATCTTAACAATCTGAATTGTTTACCGTTAGCTGAAGTAGTCGCTATGTCTAGTGTAGACGATGACTTACCAGTAGTATCGCTACCTGCTGATGCGTTCATGTCATACGTTTCTAGAAATGTTGTTACTCCAGTTGCATCATCCGCCGCAACCACGTATTGCTGGAAAGGGTTGTCTATTACAAAGGCTGTTGTGTCTTCACTGTTAGCTGGTGTAATAGTTGCTTTGTAGAAGTTCGAGAACGTTGGCTTCAAAGTTGTAGCCGCGTTAAAGAATATTCCGTTCAAAACACCTAAGATATCTGCAGCAGAACCGTTTCCGCCTACTACATAACCGCTAGAGATTTTAACACATTCACCATTGTAAATAGTTGTGCTGTGGCCAGCATCGATTTTGTACTTCCCTTGACCTTGAATAGATGGTGATCCACCTAAAGTGCCAGCTGGGATAAGTCCAAAACCTTGTGTGTTTCTATTAGCCATAGTTTTCTCCTATTCCAATGTTAGTTTTAATCCGATGATATTTAAAATTACTTTTTAGTACCACCGAAGGTTACACGAGATTGCCTATCAACATTGATTGGCATTCTCTGATCCTGCTCCTTCATAAGATCGTTTTCAACTGCTTTGCTTTGATCACTATGACGATTAGTCATG